CCGATGTTAGGTGTTCCACCAATAAGGAACACATAATATGATGGAGTTATATGCTACAAAAGTTAGGTTTTTTACCTGGATTCAACAAACAAGTCACACAGACCGGGGCCGAGGGACAATGGTATGATGGTGACAATGTTCGTTTTAGATATGGTACCCCAGAAAAAATAGGTGGTTGGACTCAACTAGGTGACGATAAGTTAACTGGTGCCGGCCGAGCTATTCATCACTGGGATGATAATGCTGGTATTAAATACGCAGCTGTAGGAACAAATAGAATTTTATATGTTTATTCAGGTGGAGTTTTTTATGACATCCATCCAATTAGAACTACTTTAACAGGTGCAAAATTTTCAAGTAGTTCTTCATCCACAACAGTTACAGTAACATGTACCGGATCTCATGGTCTAGGTGAAGACGACATTGTTATGTTTGATTCTGTCAGTGGAGTTACTGCAATAGGGTCAACTTATAATGATGCTACTTTTGAAGACAAAAAGTTTATGGTAAGTTCTGTTCCTACCACAGATACTTTTACAATTACAATGGCTACTCAGGAATCAGGGACACCTTTAACTACAAGTGATGGAAACAGCACCTCTGTATTATGTTATTATACGGTAGGACCTGCACAACAGCTGGGTGGTTATGGTTGGGGTACAGCATTGTGGGGTGGTACAGCTTTAGGGCCAGCAACTACAACACTTGCTTCTGGTATTAATGATACAGTAACTGATATTCCTTTAACCAGTTCTTCAGCTTTTCCGTCAACTGGAGAAATAAGAATTGGAACAGAAGATATAAGTTTTACAGCCAATAACACAACAACCAATATTTTAAGTGGGGGTGCTAGAGAAGTTAATGGTACAACCAAAGCATCACATAGTGGAGGAGATACAGTAACAAACATTTCAAGCTATGTTGCTTGGGGTGAGGCATCTTCTGCTGACTTTACCATTGATCCTGGTTTATGGATATTAGACAACTATGGAACAAAATTAATTGCTCTTATTTATAATGGTAAATGTTTTGAATGGGACGCAGCAGCGGCTGCTGCCGTCAACAATCGAGCTACAGTATTAGCAAATGCACCTACCGCATCACGTCATGTATTAGTATCTACACCCGATAGACACTTAGTGTTCTTTGGAACTGAAACAACTATTGGTACAACATCTAGTCAAGATGATATGTATATTAGATTCTCTTCTCAAGAGAGTATTAACGCAACAGATTCTTATACAGTTAAAGCAAACAATACAGCAGGTACACAGAGACTTGCAGACGGTTCTAAAATTATGGGAGCTATCAAAGGTAGAGATGCAATCTATGTATGGACAGATACTGCGTTGTTCCTGATGAAGTTTGTAGGTCAACCATTTACCTTTTCATTCGAACAGGTAGGAACTAACTGTGGATTATTAGGAAAAAATGCTAACATTGAAGTAGATGGTACCGCTTATTGGATGTCTGAAAACGGTTTCTTTGCATACGATGGTCAATTAAAATCCGTACCGTGTTTAGTAGAAGATACGGTTTATGACGACATTAACACAACAGCAAGAGACCTTGTAAACTGTGGATTAAATAATCTTTTTGGAGAAATAAGCTGGTTTTATTGCACAAACGCTTCTGATGCAGTCAACAGGGTGGTTACTTATAACTATTTAGACTCAACACTTAAAAGACCTATATGGACAACAGGTACTTTACCTAGAGCAGCGTGGCAAGATTCTGCAGTTTTTGCTAAACCACATGCTACATATTATAATCCTTCCGATGATGCCTCTTATGATGTTACTGGTAATACGGATGGAAGTACGATATACTATAAACAGGAAACAGGGACCGATCAAGTTAATGCTGGTGGAACAGTAACGGCTGTAATTGGTACCATAACTTCAGGTGATTTTGATATTACTCAGAAAAAAAGTACGACAGGAAGTGCTGTAGGAATGCCAGATCTCAGAGGAGACGGAGAATTTATAATGAGAATAAGCAGATTTATACCAGACTTTATTTCACAAACAGGTAATACTAAAATTAGTTTTACAACTAGAGACTACCCTCATAGCACAGCTACTACAACAGATTACACTGTTGATAATACGACGACTAAAAAAGACACAAGATTAAGAGCAAGATCAATTGCAATGACAGTTGCTAATATAACTAGCAATGAAGACTGGAAATTAGGTACTTTTAGATTAGACATACATCCAGGAGGAAGAAGATAATGGCTACAGACTTAGAAATTAGAAACCAAGGTTTTAAATATATACCCCAGCAACAATACCTATTAAATCCGTTTCAACTTCCCACAGCTCAAGGAGAGGAGATAGGGAACACAGGAGGGATTACTAGCACTAATGCAGCCATACCTTACATGGGCTATCCTAGTTATGAAGCATACTTAGCGGCACAAGGTTTCGGAGGTGGCGGAGAAGGGGGCGATGATGAGGACGGGCCGAGCTATGGTAATATGATAGGAAAAGGCCCTTTACACGGAGTTCCTCGAGAAAGTATATTCTCTCAGTTACAGAACATTCCAACACCATTAAATTTAGCTAGAAGAGGGATAACATGGGGACTTGATAAATTTGGCGAATGGAACGACGCGAGAAAAGAAAAGAACGAGCAAGACCTACAAGCAGAAATAGACGCACATAATTATCACGCTGCAATTTCTATACGTGACCATGCAGGCACAGGAGGAGCTGGAAGTCCAGAATCTGGAAAAGGCTCAGCACCAGGGACACCTGGTGGAGAAGGGGGCTGGAAAGGAGCTCATGGTGGAAGAGTCCGTTTCTTTTATGGAGGCTTAGCAAGTATTTTATAATGGCAAAGATCGTACAATCATTAACAAGAGCTGAAGAAGAATATAGCCGAAAGAATTTACAATCATTGGTCAGGGACCTTGATGGTGTGATCACAAAATTAAACTCTTCATTTCAAGATGAAGTTAAACAAGAGATAGAAGCTAAAAGTTTCTTTTTAGAATAATGGCAGTAGTAAACGAATATAAATTTTATGGTAAAACGGTAACGGCAGCTGAAAGTAATAATCTTTTAGAGCCAGGAGATAATGAAACTATTATTGTTAAGTCTCTACACGTTACTAATAAATCAGGATCTAATACCCCTACCATAACTATTAAAAATAATGCTTTTGAAGTTATACATACTCAAACATTATCAACGTCTGCTAGTGTAGAAATACTAACAAATCCAATGGTAGTAGAAGGGGGTAAAGTATTAGCTGCCACTACAGCAGGAACGGTAAGTGATGGGGTAGTTATTACCATCAGTTATTTAAACATTAAAAAGGAGAAAACAGACTAATGGAAATTAAAAATGCAGAAGTAGAAACAACTTATAGACATAAGGAAACTGGTGAGGTTTTTAAGGAAAGAAAAGACTGGGAAACTAAGGGTTATAAGAACGAGGACATGGCACAAGATGTAAAAGTAATAATGCCACCTCTTGATTTACTCAGTAAAACAAAGTAAAACATAGGATTAAGGTAAAATTATGGCAATTTCAAGAATGCAACAACCCAGACAACAATACGGATTAGGAAGTATCGTTAAGAAAGCTGTTCGTGGTGTTAAGAAAATTGTTAAAAGCCCTATAGGTAAAGCTGCCATCCTTGGTGGCTTAGGTATGTATGGTATGGGAGCAGGTCCTTTCTCAGGAATGAAGGGTTCAGGTTTTCTCAAAGGTATAATGGCTGGTAAAGGTGGACTAGGCCCTTGGACTATGAGAGGAGTTACTCCAGGTAAAGGTGGTTTCCTTGGTAGGATGTTAGGTGGCGCTAAGAACTGGTGGGGCGGTTTAACACCTGGTCAACAACTGTTTACAGGAGCAGGTCTTGCAGCAACAGCACTACCATTCATGATGGGTAAAGAGGAACCAGAAGAAGAGGTTGAAGAATCATGGACTTCAGTTCCTTCAAGTATTGCCGACATAAGAAATCAAGCAAGAGATTATTACAGAAACCCGGCATCAAGCACATTAGCTTTTATGCCTGGTAAACAATTTGTAGATTCAAACTGGTATGCAGCTGATGGTGGAAGAGCTGGATTAATGAATGGCG